CGAAATAACTAAAGCTCATGACACAGATGCACTTGCTCAAGAAATAAAAGCCAGATACCCTTACAATAAAATATATATTTACCCAGATGCCAGTGGAGGAAACAGGAGTACAAACAGCAGCCAAACTGATATTGCCATTCTGGAGTCGTATGGGTTCAGTAATCAGTCGCCACGCAGCAATCCGCCAGTCAGAGACAGGGTTTCTTCCGTACAGGCTCTTTTATGTAACGGCAAAGGGATGTCCCGTTTATTTATCCATGCCAGTTGCAGAAAGCTAATAGAATCAATGGAACTACAGTCATACAATGAGAAGGGAGAACCAGACAAAGAATCAGGGTATGACCATATGGCTGATTGTCTTGGATATTTGATCTGGAGAGAATTTAATCCATTATTTGCTCGTGCAGGGCGACCAACAGGAATTAGAATATATTAAAAGTAATGATACTATGAGGAAAAACTGTGTATAGCTCATTAAATATTTATAACCAACCTATAACACAGGCTGTCTCTACAGTTGAATCACCAAATGCGGCATATCAACGCATGGCACAGTTTTGGGATTTAATTACAGACTTGAAGGAAGGAACATACAAAATTAGAAGTGAACATAGAAAGTATTTGCCGCAAGAGGCTCGTGAGACTGATGATTCATATGACGTTCGATTATCAAGATCTACTGTTGTTCCTTACTTGCAACGAATCGAGAAAATGTTGGCTGGCATGATAACAAGAAAACCTGTAAGGCTTGATAATGTTTCTGACTTAGTCAGGGAGCAGCTTTTTGACGTAGACCTAGAAGGGAATGATCTAAATGTTTGGTTATACGAAACAGCCAGAACAGCGATTTCATTCGGGCATTGTGGTGTGCTTGTAGATGCACCGAAAGAAGGTGATAAGACTAGGCCATACTGGGTAACTTACAGTCCTAGAAATATTCTTGGGTGGAGAAGTGAGGTTATAGATGGCGCAAGACAGCTTACACAATTAAGGTTGTTGGAAAATGTTGTAGAACCAGATGGAAAGTATGGCGAGAAACAAGTAAAGCAAATCAGAGTTTTAGAACGTGGCAGATATGAGATCCATAGAAAAGATAAAAAGAACAGTGAATATAAATTATTTGATGAAGGGGAAATGAGCCTTAAAGATAAGATTCCTTTTGCAATAGCTTATTCAAATAGAGTTGGATATTACGAAAGCCGCAGCCCTTTGTATGACATAGCAGAGTTAAACCTTAAGCATTATCAGATTCAATCAGACTTGGATAATATTTTGCACATTAGTTCTGTTCCATTACTTGCAGTCTTTGGCTATCCAAATGCAGATGAAATAACAACTGGCCCAAGTGAAGCCCTAGCATTACCACCAGAATCAAGGCTTGAATATGTAAGCCCCTCAGGAGATAGCTATGACAGCCAGTTCACTAGACTAAATGATCTAAAAGAACAAATTAATACTTTGTCATTAGCTGCGGTGCTAGGGCAGAAGTTAGTAGGAGAATCAGCAGAGGCCAAGAGAATAGATAGATCACAAAATGACAGCACCATGATGGTCATTGCTCAACAGATGCAAGATCTGATTGATAACTGCCTCAGGTTTCATAGCGAATATCTGAATGAACCTAACGCTGGAAGTAGCTTTGTAAATAGAGATTTTGTTTCTACAAGGTTAGAGCCACAGGAAATAACAAGCCTATTAACCTTGTTCACTGCTGGCACTATCTCACAAGAGACACTTCTTAACCAATTATCTGCTGGGGAGATTCTTGGTGATGACTTTGATATTGAGGAAGAAATGGAAAGTACGCAAAGCG